AATACCTACAGTATCTGATGATGGTAGAATTATGACTGAAAACGAAGCCATTAAACAATACTTAGATACAGGAAGACATCTAGGTAAGTTTAGGACTGTTGAGGAGGCTAATACTTTTGCTAAACAACTACACAATGAACAAGATAAGATGTATTCTCCTGGGAATACTCTTAGCAAGTTCTCATCCACTCCTGGAGGTGGAGCAAATAAAAAAGCAGATATGATCAATACTGCTTTTGTTCCTAAAATCATTTCAGAGGCTAACGCTGGTGAGGTTGACCAAATACTTACTAAACTAATAGACAAAGAATCTAGAGGATTGCATATTAATCCTACTACTCGTCAATTAGTAGAATCACCTAAGGGTGCTAAAGGTATCACTCAAGTAATGCCTGCTACTGGAATAGATCCTGGTTTTGGAGTACGACCACTACAAAATCAATCAGAAGCTGAATACAAACGATTTAGTAGAGACTACTTTGTAGCAATGCTAAGGGAGTTTAACGGAGATGCAGCGAAAGCTTTAGCTGCTTATAATTGGGGTCCTGATAAGGTTAAATCTACAGTTAAGAAACATGGAGAATCCTGGTTTACTAAGTTACCTCCTGAAACTAAAGATTACGTAGCATCTATACTATGAACTTTGAATTTGATGAAGCTCTAAGTAAGGTATTTCAGGCTGCTAAAGGAGCTGTAGTAGAGGCTACTGGTATGTCTGATAATAAGGCTATAGCTACAAATACCGCTAATGCTGCTTATGGTAAAGAAACACAGCATAATGGTAAATCAGATGCTATGCGTCATATCATATTCTCTGCTCTAGCAGAACAAGACTACACTGATGTTGGTGCTAAGACTATATCATTTCTTAATGAGAACATTACTTTCAATCAGAATAAAGCTGAGAAAGAAATGGATTATTATAACGATGCTATAGGAAGAGAGATAGGAAAGAAAGCTAAATCAAAAGAAGAGATTGTTCAAATGGCTAGAGAAGCAATTGACTCTGGCAAAGCTAGAGTTATTGGTAAAGAGTTAGAAGGTCCCTACTATTAAATAGGGACTTTCAATACCATAACTGGTATACCTTTCTTTTGAGAGTACTTGATACCATACTCGGTACCTTTACTCTTACCATCCCAAAAGACTAGTACTTTATCTGCATTATCAATCATCTGTTTATTCCTAATAAAGAAATACTTACTACTAAACTCTACATTATTATCTAGTAGATGATAGGGTAAGAACTCTATAAGAGGGATAGCATTGGCTTTAGCATAAGCTTTAGTTATCTGATCCACACCCTTAGCTCCCCCTGATAGAATAATGGGAGAGCCAGAGACGTGATCTTTCATAAACTTGTCAATAATAGGTATGACAGTTTCTGCTTTGTCTATACTTCTACTACCTAGAATACAGATCTTCATTGTTTCTCTATGGAGAATTGTAATCGTACTACAAGTAAGTCTATGAGTAAGTAGTTAAAGAACTCATCAGCTATAAACTCAAATCCTAGACTTAATCCACCAATCATTTCAAAATCAATCATCATATTTCGCAACTCCCTGCAGTGCAAGCCAATGTTTGTTGACCTGTTGTGTTATCTTCAGCTTCAATAAAGTTCTCCCAAACAATAGCAGTAGGAGTTCTAGAAGCTAACTCTTCAAACTGATCCTTAGTACAATCTTCATAAGGAGCTTGTTGATAGGTATGATTTGAGTGTGGTAAGAACGATACACCACTAATCTCATCAAAGTGTTTCCATACCCATGCACCTACTTCAGGCCACTCTTCATCCTTAACTGAAATAGTTACAGATGGTTTGTGTTCACACCAATGACGCTGATAGATTAACCAAGTCTCAAGTTGTTCAATAGCAGTCTTATCATTTCTAAGAATAGCACCTTTAGGAGCTTTCATAGGGAAACTAAATACTGCTGTACTATCAGGGCGGAATACTTCGTCTTCTACTGAGACACCTGACTCCTTGAGATAATTGTAGATCGGGTCTTTTTTATCCATTCGTATGCGTCGAATATAAAAGTCATTGTGACGAGCATGGATACCACTAGCGGAATCAACCAACTGCGATACAGTCCCTGAAGGCTTAACACAAGTGATAGAAGTAGAACATGGTATATCAAATTGTTTAGCATAGATCTCATTTGTTTTCCTAGCGACATCTCTCAATTCCTCTAATAGCTTAGGATCAGGATTACTTGTAATCTCAGCATCCATAATACCAGTTAAGCTGACACCTAACAAGCGTTCCTCTTCTGTATTCTTTTTCCACTCAGATGATAGGAATTGGAAGTTAGTTAAGGTTGATTGGATAGTTCCGAGAATTGTAGCAAGTCTGACCTTACGACTAAGGGTAGCTCTGGTATCACCTTCCCGTACAACCACTTCCGTAAGATTGCAGAATTGTTTATCACGGAGGATAATTTCTGAGCATGGATTGGTTCCGTAGCTGAGAGTCGGATCACGTCTTCCCCACTTATTTGCTTGATCCTGAGCAGCAATACGATTAAAGATTCCTCGTTCACCTGATTTTGACTTAACCAGACTGAGCCATTCTTCCATGAAAGTTTCACTATCGGGTTTTTCTGTGTAGGCGACAGAGTTATTGGCAAGGCCTCTGTGTGGATAATCATTATACCATGCTCCCATTTTAGCTTCACGCATTCTGCGATCAGTCAAGTTAGATAGAGAAATAAGAGCTGATCTTCTAACACCACCAACTACTACAATCTCACCAATCATACACATAATATCGTGTACTTCTATAGATGTAAGCTTACGTCCTTTAGCTTGTTTAAACGTCTCAACTACAAAGTCAAAAAGTTTCTTTAATGGTTCAGGACCACTAGCACGACCACCAAATACTTTAAGTCTTGCACCAGCTGGACGTACTTTAGTAAAGTCAAACGTAGGGATATCACCTTCCCATAAAGAAGATAGAAGTTTCTTGAAGGCTTTAGCCCATCCTAGTTTACTATCCTCTACAGAAATGATGTCATCTACATATTTTAATTCAGCTGGGATCTCAGGAAGTTTTGAAATCTCTTGACGTTCACAAGAGAATCCAACTCCTGTACCATTCATGAGTATATATAAAGCTTCACTAAAAGCACGTTTATTATTAACAGCAAGATAGCTACAGTTATAAGCAGCGATATTATCTCTTTCACAAGCCTCTCCAGCAGTCATGAGTAAACGCATAGATGGCATAACCTCTAGGTTTAAAACTGCGTTATGTAATTCTGTCCACTCATCTTCAATTAAATTAACTTTAGTTTTAAGGTAATTAGTAAGACGTGTAACTGTTTCTTCCCAAGTTTCTCTGCGATTCTTTTCAGGTATATATCTAGCATACCTACTCATTGCTATTACTTCTTGGTAAACACTTGGTAAACTACTCATAAGTATCGTATTCCTCTAATTCGTTATCTGTTTCTTTTAATAGTCTATCTAGATTCTCTTCAATTTTATCTTGAAACGCGTCTACTAACTCTTCACTAGTAATGTTAAGGAGTTCTAATAGTGTTGTTTCGTCAAATTTCTTGAGATCTTCACAGAGTTCTTGAAAAGTACGTTGCATAATTAACTTTCTGATGACCGACCATAATGATCGCCATCGTTGCCATTTTGTCCAATGATGTCAATTCTAGAAGATGTATCCTCCAGTGAAACCTGGTCCATATCCTGTGTTGTTAGTTTCTGTTCTTTTATTCTTTTTCCGAAGATAAGATCCCAATTCTCTTGGCCCTCTTTTGATAAGGTCTTTGAGACTAGTCTTGCTCCTGTGTGATCGTTCTGACTTGCCAACTTCTATCTCCTTAAGTAGTTCTACGTAATGAATGACTTTATCTAGATCATCTAAGCCACCTTTATCCCTCCATCGAGAGATGTATTTGATTATATTACCTTCAATATATGGAATATTGTTTGCTGTAATATATTGAATTGGTTGAATTTTAAATCTTTTGTAATGCTTACCACCGATTTGTTTATCTAATGCACTCATATAGTTATCTCCTTACCTAATATTATAGCATAAATCTAGAACTTGTCAATCAAAATGTTCACGACTTAGTAGTAAGTATTCACAGACTTTATCTGCAATCTCG